ACTACATCAACGCCAACTTCCGGGTGATCTCGCGCTTCGTGATCGACACCATGTATCGCGGCATCGGCGCGGGCTACCGGATGATGAACCTTGTCTCACGCATGGAAGGCAGCACCTTCATGGAGATCCAGAGCTCCATGTCGAAGTTCAACGTCTTCGGACAGAAGGCCGGCTTCCGGTTCGTCAAGCCGATGAACGCGAACAAATACGAGCAGGTCATGAGGTTCTTCCGCTCGCACTTCAACGCGAGCCCACAGGACTTTGAGGCGATCGTGGCGGAGGTCGAGGCCAAGTCTCCGGAAGAGCAGCAGCGCATCCGGGATCTCTGCGTGGACTTCTACATGCGGAACTCCGCGCTCGAGAACACCTCAAACGGCGGTGCCGCAATGGAGCGCCGGGCAGCTCAGATGACACTGCGGGACGCCATCAAAGGAATCCAGCAGATAGGTCTGGCAAGTCCGATGTATGGCATTTGGAAGTGTCCTGATCCGAAGGGCACGGTGCCTGATCGTCTGCCTCTGCTTGCTTTCGACAATCAGGGTCCAAACGAAAGGTTGAAGCTGTGAAGCCGCGCAGAACCGAAAAGCAGCGCGAGATCATGGGAATCATTCTGCGTGAGGTAGGGCAGGGGCGTTTCCTGTCCATCAAGGAGCTGCACGAGATGATTTCCTACAGCGCCAGCTACGGCGCCATCCGGATCAGTGTTCGGTGGCTTGAACGTCAGGGAATGCTGGAGCGCCGGCAGGTGGGCCGGAACACTATCCTTGTGCCTACAAAGAGGATACGACTGGTTTCGCCCGGCGCAGTGAATTGAGGATCTTCCCCGATCCTTCGTTTCTAATATATTATGTAAATACTTACTTATATATGTATAATAATAATAATTAGAAACGAAGGAACGGGGAAAGGAGGCTGCTCCGGAGTTCTTGGACCGCTCCGGTTGTAAGTAAACGGTTACTGATGATGGAAGACAAAGCAACAGGCTCCGGCCGACGCATGACCGATGCCGAGCTGGCAGAGGCCAAGGAGCTCTACGAGCTTGGCAAGGCCAATCTGGTCGAGCTGTCGGAAAAATACGGGATCTCGCGCCAGGCGTTGTCGCGTCGGCTGAAGGATGTCGGTGCGGTCAAGAACTCGCGCGTGGGCGAGGTGGCCGCGGCGACCGCTGCTGCCGCAAAGGCCGCTGCTGTTGCTGCCGCTGAGCGCTTTGCCGATCGTCGGGCTGACTGGATCGAGGAGACGCGGATTGATGGCGTCAACTCGCTGAAGCAGATCCGGCTGCTCACGCGAAAGGTCGTTCTGGACGCGATGAAGGCCGGTCGCCCTGTTGCAACCGCCGAGGACGACCTGAAGGCGCTTCAGCGCTTCAACAAGATCATCTGCGACAACCTTCAGAGCGCCCTTTCCATTCTTCGTGCCGACGAGATGGTGGATCAGGATTCGCTGCCGACCCTGCGCATTGAGGATCTCACCGACGAGGACATTCTCCAGCACCACAAGAACACGGGTGCGCTGCCCGAGGATGCGACGGTGGCGGACATGCTGGCCGAGAATATCGACCTGGAGGACATCACCAATGGAGATTGATGCCCTTCAGGCGGCGCCGGCGAACACGTCGCTCAAGCTGCACCGCTACCAGAAGATCGTCGTCAACGACAAGCACCGCTTCCGCGTCGTCGTGGCCGGCCGCCGCTGGGGCAAGACGCAGGTGGCGAAGATCTCGATCATTCGCGCCGCAGCGTCCAAGTGCAATCAGCTCGTCTGGTATGTGGCACCCACCTATCTTCAGGCGCGTGACATCATGTGGGATGACCTCAAGATGTCGATTCCGCGTGCATGGATCGCCACAATCAACGAGCAGCGCATGACCATCCGGCTCATCAATGGCTCGCGCATTGCGCTGAAGGGTGCCGACAAGCCGGACTCGTTGCGCGGCGTGGGTCTGCACTTCCTGGTGATCGACGAGGCCCAGGACGTGAAGAAGGAAGCCTGGGAGATGATCCTTCAGCCGACGTTGGCGACGACAAACGGCCGGGCGCTGTTCATCGGCACACCGAAGGCATTCAACTGGCTCTACGACATCTACATGCTCGGCCAGCGCGGCGACATCATCAGGGATGAGCGCGGCAGGATGGTTCCGAATGAGTGGATGAGCTGGCAGTTCCCGACGATCACCTCGCCGTTCATTCCCCGGCGCGAGATCGAGGCCCGCCGCCGCGACATGGATCCTCGCACGTTTAAGCAGGAGTTCGAAGCTTCGTTCCAGACAATGTCGGGCCGCGTCTACTACCCGTTTGATCGCGACGAGCATGTAGGCGATTATCCGTTCGATCCGAGGGCGCCGATCTACATCGGCATGGACTTCAACATCGACCCGATGTCGGCCGTCATCATCCAGGAGAAGGAGAATGGCGAAATCTGGGTCGTTGACGAAAAGGTGCTCTACGGCTCGAATGCCCAGGAAATGGCCGACGAGCTGGCGCGCTGCTACTACCGCTATTTCAACCAGATCTCGATCTATCCGGACCCGGCCGGCAACAACCGCAACCACGATCGTGGCGAGTCCTCGATTGAGATCCTGCGCGAGGCCGGTTTCAAGAACATCTACTTCAAGCGCAAGCACCCGCTGGTTCAGGATCGCGTGAACGCCGTCAACCGTCTGCTGATGACGGCAGAGGGCGACATTCGCCTGCGCGTTGACCGCAAGTGCCGCAAGCTGATCGACTCCCTTGAGCAGACCATCTACAAGGAAGGTTCGCGCGAGGTGGACAAGTCGCTCGGCGTCGAGCACGTCACAGATGCTCTCGGCTATTACGCGGACTTTCGGCATCCGATACGCAAGATGCGCATTCTGGGTGTGTCGATTTAGCTTGAAAGTAGGTAAGTATTTACTTACAATCAGGCTCCACGCACGGATTTGGACATGGCCGTCAAGACCGAAGACAAGCTGAGAGATTTCTACGACAGGCGTCACCCTGCCTACAACGAGTTGGTGGGGCATTGGCGTTTTCTGGAAGAGACCTATCGCGGCGGCCGGCGCTGGTTCGAGCAGAACATTCACCGCTATCACAAGGAAGGTGACAGCGAGTATGCCGCGCGCCTGAGGCGTGCATATCGCTTCAACCACACGAAGGAAGTGGTTGAGCTGCTCCAGAAGTATCTGTTCAAGGGTGATGTTCAGCGCAATATCGAGGAAGCGCCGGACGTCGTGAAGGAGTTCTGGAAGCGCGCCACGCTCACCGGGCTCGACATTCATCAGTTCATGCGCCAGGTGTCCGCGGGCACCTCGATCACCGGCCGCGTTGCAATCGTGGTCGATAACAACTTCCGCGCGCCGGTGAATGAAGATGGCAAGGTGCGCCCGGTCTCGGTGGCCGAGGCCAGCAAGCAGAGCTATCGCATTTACGCCTACATGGTGTCGGCCAAGGACATCCTGGACTATGCCTGGGATGATGACGGCGACGGCGAGCTGCTTTGGATCAAGCTGCGCGAAGTGGTGCGAGACGACAAGGATCCGCACAACTGCTCGGGCGAACTCTCCGAGCGCGTCCGACTGTGGACTCGTGACGGCTGGGAGCTCTATGAGGAGGTCGAGGCAGAGGGCTACCACTATCGTGGTGGCCGGCGCTACCGTAACCGTCGCGTCGAGCTTGTTGAATCGGGCGAGCACAATCTGGGCTTCGTTCCTGTCAAGCTGGTCGATCACACGATCAGCGAGGATCCGTATCGGGTGCCGGGCCTCATTGATGACGTGGCCTATCTCGACTGCGCGGTTGCAAACTATCTGTCGAACCTGGATGCCATCATCCAGGATCAGACCTTCTCGCAGCTTGCCATTCCGGCCCAGGCCATCCAGTCGGGCGACGACATGTTCCAGAAGGTGCTCGAGATGGGCACCAAGCGCGTGTTCGTCTACGACGGCGGTGCCGGTTCGACGGCCAAGCCCGAATACCTGTCGCCGGACCCGAAGCAGGCCGGCGTGATCATCGACGTGATCAACAAGATCATCAACGAGATTTACCACACGATCGGCCTTGCTGGTGAGCGCACCAAGCAGGACAACGCTGTTGGTATCGACAATTCGTCTGGCGTGGCGAAGGCATACGACTTCGAGCGGGTCAATTCGCTGCTCCTCTCGAAGGCGCAGATCTGCCAGGCGGCTGAAAACTGGATCGTTCGGGCCGTCCTTGCCTGGGCAAAGGAAGAGGCTCCGAAATACGATCTGGT